GAGCCATTAGTTAGAACTGTTTTACCTGGTCTAACCTCAAACTTGATTCCACGAGGTAGCCTTGTTGCATCTGCTGCCATCATAGGTGTAGTTGTTAGGGCTAGAGAGTCTATCCTTGCTCTCATCTCTGTATCTAGAGCTTTTTGAGGGTTATACCCCTTCTCACATACTCCTCTACCCCAAAATTTGTTTGGTACTATATCATGTTGGTAGCTTACGAAAGGCCTATCTACCATCATAAAAGCATTTTCCTCTGCTCTTAGTATATATTCATCATTTACTATAGTTACTACTGCTTCTACTAGTTCATCTTTCTTAGTATATTCAAAATCATCTTTATCTGTTTTAGGTTTTAAGAATCTCTTAGGTACTAAGCCCCAGTATTCAGTTAATTTAACAGAATCAGACTCATCAGCTAGTTTAGTTTCAGAATCAAATCCAAATCTTACTGTATCATAGTCACCATCTAAAGGTACATCTCTATATATACCACTCTTAATACCCTCTACAACGTGGTATCTAGGCTTAATAACCTCATGTGCGACACCTAAAGCCTCATTTATAGAGTTAGCTGAAGGGTCTATTAGAAACTCTTTAGGAGATATAGGTTCTAACTTAACATCTAAAGAAGGGTACTCCACTAACTGCCTAGTTGTAGCCATTGTACCTTCTGTAGGTACTTCCGCAGGTGCTCTCTCTACGTTTTGCTCTACAACTATCTTTCCAATACCAGTACCATATATAGCACCATTAAGGAAAATCTCACAAACAGCATCTTTAACACCAGTCTTTTCTAAATCTTCTTGTAATAAGTTACGAACATACTCTGCATCCGCCTTATCTTGGTCTAATATATCATCTTGTAAGTCAAACCACTTACCTCTACCAAATGTAGCCTCCTCTAACTCTGCTACACTAGCTTCTACTGCCTGTTGTAAAGCAGGTGATATAATTCTTGACTTCTCTGCCTTCCTTAGTCTGTCTTCATGTAACCAAATACCTCTCCATAGTCTATAATACTCATCCCATTTCTGGACATAGTTTATATCTCTATGATTCCTCCAGCCATCTAGTCTATAAGTAAGCCAAGAAGCTAAAGCTTGATATTGAGTTTCTTTATTTTCAAACATACGCAGTTGTTGAATTAAATTGTGTCGGATAATACACTATATTATTATATATGTCAACTCTAATTTTATAACTTTAATAACCTGCTACAATATCTTCAGGTTCCCAATCATCTTCTAAATCTATAGAATGTGCAAAATCTGCTATAGATACTTGGTCTATATAAGCTAGTGCATCAAGTAAATCGTCATGTGATAAATGATTAGGAAAGTCTAACATTTGAGAAATAAAGAATTTCCAGTCTTTATCCTCATTAAATGTTATCTGGTCATGTTCCATTCTACCTTGTAATGACCAAGTAATTCTTTCAGTCTTCTTTTTACCACCGTGTCTAAGCTCATCTATATGTACAAAACGATTATTAGTTCTCATCTCATCTTCTAGATAAGGTAATATAGCGTTCTTAAGTGACCCTGTTTCAATACCAACAGTAGTAGCCTCAACAACAGAAGCAGCTTTTAGTATTTTAGAAGCGGTTTCTTTTATAGACCACCTACCATGTAGTATATCTTTAACCCACCATTTATCTCTATCTACCTTAACTATAGCAATAGCAGTCTCATCTAATTTAGAGCCTTTTAAACCCCTTTCTTTTTCAACAGCCTCAAAACCAGCAGGGTCAACCGCAATAACATAGTTCCCTTCTTCTGGTTCTTTTCCAGTTTGAAACCATTCTTCTTTAAAGATACCTCCAGAAAAGGTTTCAAAGGATGCTTCAAACTCTTGTCTGAAAGACATTGAAGACATTGACCTTTTTGCAGCTTCAATTTCATCTTCTGGTATATAGGGATTATCTGTTGAGTTATAAGAAAAACTATCCCAGTCTTCGTCTTTATCCGCCTCCATATATAAATCATAGAAGTGATTTTTCCCAGCTGGAGTACCTATAAAGAGTGCCCCACCTTTCACATCTGCAAGTGTTGGACGAATTATCTGTTCCCATACGTTAGGCTTCATGGAGGCGTACTCATCTAACACAACATAGGCTAGACCCACGCCCCTCAAAGTATCTGGTCTATCACTTCCTTTTAGAAATATCTTTCTTCCATTTATTAAGGTAAGTCTAGCAGTATTCTCATAAGCATCAATAATAACGTCTTGGCCCAAGTCTTTTAACATGGTCCACATTATATCTTTAGCTTGTTGGAAAGTAGGGCCAATATAGAATACATCTTTAGATTTAGATTGTAATGCCTTTATAAGAAGTATCCAAGCAGCAAGTCTTGATTTACCGAATCTTCTTCCAGCAGCAACAACTTTAAATCTTTTATTGGAGTTGAATATCTCCATCTGAGCAGGATGTAGCTCTACATTAATTTCAGGCATCAGTTTAGTGTTATATTAACATCCTCTAAGTTATTTAAAACTTCAACCTCTATATCGTCATATTCTTGCAGCTTTGTAATAACCTCATCCCAATCATCAACTTCTATATCTGTTTCATGTTTAAGTAAAAGCAAAGCAATAAAATATTTAATTTTCAGTTCGTTCTTCGTCATGGATTACCTCAGCTATAACTTCATCATCTGTCTTTTCATTAACATCTATAAGTTCTTTACCTCTAGCCATCTCTTCAATTTGAGTTGTAGAGCCAACATTAATGACAACTTGTTCTTCACCTTTAGTATGTTTTATCTCAACAGCTTTTTGTTGAGGAACAATTCTATCCATACACATCTTAAGACAATGAACATCACCTTTCAAAGCTTTAGCAATAACAACTTCAACAATCTCTGGACCTCTCTCAGTCAACATCTCTCTAGATAACTGAGTCCATTTATTTATAGAACCTTTAGGTCTACCTGCAGGATTAATAGCAGGCATACCTTTATAGAAGTTAGGATTACCTCTCTTCTTCTTTTTATCAACCATAAAGTTTATCTTTTTTAAATTAAAGGACTTTGTTCACTTAAGTTACTTAAGTTAATACGAGTATTATCTTCAGGAATTAATTCTCTTTTAGTAGTTAGTAGTAATAAACCAGAATCGCCTCTAAATAGTACTAGTAGTTACTCTTTGAGAAGTTACCCCTGTAACATAGGTATTCGTGTTTACTTAAGTAGCTGAACCAAACTAAGAGGATTATAGCATACTTTTTACTGTTTGAAAAATTATATTATGTAGAAAACTTAAATTGTCTTTTTTATACTACACAATAATTAGTTATATAATTCTTAAGGCCGAAATCCTCTCTCATCTACTAGTGATTGTTTATTATTAGACTGGAGTTCTTAAAAGGGCTCCCCCTATTAGTGATACTGGAAGTATTATATCATCTAAGCATCTCGGTAATCGTGAGAATGTAGATATATAAGAGTGTGATAGTCAATCAAAGCTATAAAGCAAGGTATCACCTAACGGTGATTATTTATTTAAGTAACATATAATCTTAATATATCTTTATTCTTTTCCTTACGTAGTTATGTTACTTTAAGATATTTAGATGTGTTGTTAACTTTGGCTACATCTAAATATCTTAAAGTAACATAAATTCCAAAGAATAAAGATATATTAAGATTATATGTTCTAAGCCTCTGGTTAGTAAAACTTCACACCGACAAAGCCAAGCATAGCAGGTACACTACGTACTTGTTTACGTTTGTTGACTTCGCTCTCTAGGTGTTCAGCCTTTGGAATCTACCCGCCTTAACAGGCAAGGGTTTCACACGACAACAAAATATTTAATATTATAAGAAGTGGCGAGATTACAACTGCTCAACTGTTTCCACTACGATACTAATCATACTAGCAGTAGGTAAACTCTTGTTCACAAATGTCAAGTTCGATTTGATGTTGCCTAACTCTCATCATAGGTTGTAATGACAAACATATAAAAATGCGTGGATTTTTAACTATACTCCTATAGATACTAAAGAATATCTAACAACATAAAATAGAACTTGACAAGT